CACTGCCTGGAAATACAGGGATTGTTTGCAGACTGCTGCAGCTTTGGAACATGCTGCTCATGTTCGTAACTGCTGCAACACTGCCTGGAAATGCAGGGATTGTTTGCAGACTGCTGCAGTTTTGGAACATGCTGCTCATGTTCGTAACTGCTGCAACACTGCCTGGAAATACAGGGATTGTTTGCAGACTGAAGCAGCCTTGGAACATGCCGCCCATGTTCGTAACTGCTGCAACACTGCCTGGAAATACAGGGATTGTTTGCAGACTGCTGCAGCTTTGGAACATGGTAGCCATGTTCGTAACTGCTGCAACACTTCCTGGAAATGCAAGGATTGCTTGCAGACTGCTGCAGCCGCTGAACATGCTGCTCATGTTCGTAACTGCTGCAACACTGCCTGGAAATACAGGGATTGTTTGCAGACTGGGGCAGCCGCTGAACATGCTGCTCATGTTCGTAACTGCTGTGGCATTAGGCAGTGACGGCAGCGATTGCAATGAGCGGCAGCCCTGAAACAGGGTTGATGCCATACTCGTCAACGCACCAACCGATACAATGTTGATCCGCTCTACATTTGCGTGAACAACAGTCGTCGAACCCCCAATCGTTAATCCCGTGCCACTGACCTGCGGCAATGCCATCGCAATATCCAGCCATCCTGTCGCATAACCATTCACCAACCCCGTCTGTCCATGCTTCTGAAAGAAGTTGGCAACTGTTAGGTTCTGTCCTGCCTGTGGTGTAATCGTCACTACCGCCACCTTATACGGCAGCAACGTGGCCGAACCGTCACCCGTAAACGTTACCGGACTGCCGCCAGCAGTCAGCGAAACTTGGAACGTATTTGCTGCTGCATTAACAACAAAATACCGCTGCTTCGCAACAATTCCCGTTGTGGTAACAATGCTGTAGAACCGTACAATCGCGCCATTGCTCAGCCCATGAGCCGTGCGGTTGACAGTGCTAGTTGCAGCCGTAAACGTAACCGGCGCATTCGTTCCAGCCAGCGCAGCAGAGTTAAAGTCAAACTCATAATCTGCTCTGGCATTGCTTGCATAGTTCGTCGTCGTCCCATCGCCATAATTGATGATGTAGGCGCCTTGGGCTAAGAATGCGAAAAAGTTGCCACCCTTGCCAACACCATCGCCAGGCCACACCGCATAGAGGCCAACGATCTTCTGCTCTGCCGCGCCAGGTGCGGTCAACGCTGGCCACGCCGCATTTCGCACCCACTCGTCAGCCGCTGCACCACCCGCACCGCCTGCTACCAGCGTGCTGCCCAGATAGATTTTCCCAGTAGTCGTAGGCATACTCAGCTCGTAATAACGTACAGGGTTGATGCGCTTGGTGATGCAATCGCGTCGTACTCGGCCTGGGTCAGGCTGACAATGTTGGTCACTGCATCGGCGCCTGTGATTCCTGTGACATCGCTCACCACGGCAATGTCGATCTTTTGCTTGTCGGTGGCGCTGGCCAGACCCGCTGTAGTGCTGTTGACTAGGGGGAGCACCGCGTCATCCCCAGTCGAGCTGCGCACTTCGCGGCTGGCGGCGTCGTAGGTGAGGTTGGTGGCGACGTTCACTTGAGCGCCAGAGGCAACCCCGTCGAGCTTTGTCTTGTCCGCCCCACTCATCAGGCCGGCCAACGTCGTGCTCGCCTCAGGCAACGTCACGTCAGCGCCTGTAGAGCTGCCCAGCAGCCGACTGCTCGCCGTGTAACTCAGATCGGTCGGGCCGGGAATCGAGGGCAGTCCCGACAAACTGCCATATGCGATCTGCGCACCATCGCCGCCGTTGTGATCATGGCTGTTGCCATTGGTCACACCCTGCGCTGCTGGAGCAAAGTCTGTCGTTGCTGCAGCAGCGGCTGTCCCCAAGGTGGGCTTGTTCAGGATCTGGGCGTCACCACTGGAGGCGTTCCAGTCGGCGTTGACGTTTACCTCGGCGCCGGCCTGGATACCATCGAGCTTGGTCTTGTCGGCGCCGCTCATCGAACCGGCGGCGCTGGTGGTCGCAGCGGTGATGCTGATCGCCGGGGTATTGCCACCAGAACTGACAATCGGTGCAGTCCCAGACACTGAGCTGACACCACCTGACGGCAACCCCGTTAACTGCGACGCATCCACCGCCGGAAGCCTGCCAGCATTATCGAGCTGCACCACATTCCCGGCTGCCGTGCCGACGTTCTGTGCCGCAGCACTACCGAGCGTTGGCCGGTTGCTCAGATCGCCATACGCTCCAGTCGTTGCAACCGTCGCCAAAGTCGACTCCAACGCATACTGCCCATGCGGATCCGCAGCAGCAACGTGTGCATTAACCGCCGCCGTAATCGATCCACCACATAAATCCGCAATCGCCTGCGTTGACGCATCTACCGTCGTCCCACCCTGATCCATAGGCACCCTCTCAGTGCCACTCAATGGCACCGTCGCATTAGGCAAACCCGTGATCGTTACGTCAGCCATCAGAGTGTCACCAGCAATCGATCATCAAGTGTCTTCAGCCGCAACCCGGCCAACGTAGTGATATACATCGCAATCGCCTCAATCTTCTCCAGCACCATCACACAAAACCTCCCATCAGCCAACTTCAGTGGCTCATGCTGCAGCCTATACACCTGCCCCTCATGCAACACCTGATCCCCATACCCCAACCCACCAAACAAATCAGCCCGCACCGTCAGCGCATACTCCACACTGATCACCTGATCGCCCATCATCACCTGCGACTGGCGATCCATAATCCCTAAACCAACAACGGCCCCAGCAGTTACGCTAGAGCCGAAGTCAGCCAGCAGGAAATCATCGGGGATCTCCTGGATCATTGCGATCAGGGCCGGTACTTCTTGATGCCAACCGCAACGCAGCTCACAACAGCGCTATAAGTGCCGGTTTCATCGAAGAAACTCAGCCGCAGCCGGGACGGCAGATCGTCTTTCGAGATCACCAGCCGGTTGTGATAAGCGGCGACGGCCAGGTCAGGGAATGCGCCGCCGGTGACGTCTACGGCATCGCTACCGTCGGACGCATCGCCGGCCTGCACCTTCACCTTCATGGCGCTGCCGGCAGCGCTGGCAGGGGCGGTGAGGATTAGGCACACATCACCATCAAAATCATGGCAATTAACGGCGGTGGTGTTGTTCGCCGCTGACACAGTGGTTGGGGCCAGAATGGTGACGCTATGCAGCGCCTCCAGGTTGCGTTGTCTGATAGCCATGGTCAGGTTTCCTCCGTGGGGGGCTGAGTGACCGTGCTGAGCACGGGGTTGTTGTCCGTGGTGCGGCGTTTTCCGCCACGGCGTGGCGATTCGCCTTCGACCTCAGCGGCTGGGGCGGGAGCAGTGTGCTCAGTTGCCCACCCGCTGCGAATCATGTGAAGGCCAAAGTCGTTATCAACAGTAACCACGTCGCCGATCTCTCGATCCTTGCGACTGATCACCATCGATTCGAGCATCTCGACTTCCATCCTCAGATACCCCACACAAAGGCCTCGGGATAGCGAACCCCAAAGTCGCAATCCTGCAGGATGCTGATCTCAACGCTGCCGGAATCCTGATACTTATAGGGATTCACGCCGATGTCTTGGCCGCTCCAGAACGCCAGCAGCACCTGCGAGAAGTCGCCGAAGAGGCTATTATTCACCTCCAGCTGGTTTGACATCAGGGCCGGGTAGCCGTTGATCTCGTTGTTGCGCAGAACGTAGAAGTCGCTCTGAGCGTTCTCCAGCGTGGTCTTGTAGACGCCCCTTGCATGGGCGTTCATCATGTACGCCATGCTGGGCACATCCAGGTTCGCCAGGCTCACCTTCGTTTCCATCTCAACCAGGTTGAGGAAGGTGCCAAAGTTATAGCTTACGCTGTTGATGGTCTTCGCCTGGCCGCCGGACAGCGTTTCAGTCTTCACCCCATCGGTGTACCGCAGGCCCAGGGGGCGCTTGGATCCGCCTGGGGAGTACAGGAAGTCCTTGTCAATACCAAGGGCGACCTTGCGGCTCAGGTGGCTGCGAACCCAGGCTTCGGAGGAGAATCCGGTCTGGCCGATGAAACGGCGCGTCAGGACAGTTTTCGCACCGACAGTCTTGGGCGTGAGGCTGACCTGGCCAACCAGGATCTCAGAGGCGTCAGGCGCCTGGCCCTCACCAACCCAGTAGTGAGTAGGGCCGGCGGTTTCCTTGGGGATGTCGATGTCACCCACCAGACCGCTCAGCACGGTGGCGCCGGCAGCGGTGATGCTCAGGCGGTTGTAGATCAGCTCAATCATCGAGCCAATCAGCAGGTCGGTGTCAATCAGCGCACCGCCGGTGGTGAATCCACCTGCGGTCTGATCAGCGCGGATGTTCTTACGACCGGCGCCCATGCCGGGGATCTGCGCGACCATCACGTCGGCGGGGATGCGGAACGAGCCCTGCAGCTCGCGGCCCGAATGCTTCACCGCAGCGGCGGACGCTTCCAGCTCCAGTCCGGCAGCATCACGCAGACGGGCATCGGTCGGGTCAGAAAAGTGCCGAATCGCATTCAGGATGTTGTACCGCTTCACCTCGCGGTCAGACATGCCGATCAGGCCATCAGCGCTCGACTGCATGCGACCGCTCATCTCGACCCTCTTGGCACCCTTGGCTTGCATCGCCAGCTCAAACAGCTCGGCGCGAACGCAGTCCACGCTGGCGCCAGACTCGATGTATTCATCGGCCTTTTCGTTGCCTGCGCCGGCCTTCTCGCACATATTCCGAATGGTCTTCGAGCGCTCGCGCTCAGCCTGCACAGCGGTCATCTCCCGCTCTGCAACGTCAATGGTCTGGGTTGTCATAGCAGGAGATGCGGTTTGCATTTCTCCATTCAGGCTATGCACCTCCTCATTCTCTTCCTTCGCCACCTGATCATCCACGGGCGGTTCAGTTACCGCATCAACCAAAGCAGCAGTCTTGGCAACTGGCTTCCGTGGCTCGACAAACTCCACCAGTTTGGCCAATGCCTGCGGCATCTTGGCGAATCGACCCAAGGGCACAGCAGCTGCCTTCACATCGCGAGCCGGTGCCATCTCCGATGCAAACCCAAACTCAACAGCCTCGGCAGCAGTAAGCCAGCTCTCGGCGGCCATCAGAGAACGCACGTCATCCTCGCTCAGTCCAGAGCGATCAACGTACGCTTGCCGATACGCAGTCGAAATCCGATCGATTAGATCAGCTTCCTTCCTGAGGTCATTGGCGCCACCAATGCCGAGCCCCCATGCCTCATGGATCATAAGGAAGCTGCTCTCTGGCATGACGATCTCATCGCCAGCCATCGCAATCAACGATGCAGCACTGGCAGCCACGCCGTCAATAATCACGCGCTTCCGTCCTGCGTACCGGGACAGCATCGAATAGATCGCTAAGCCCTCCAGCGCATCGCCGCCATAGCTGAACAGATTGATCGTCAGCGGCTCATCGCGACCCGTCAACGCGCTCTGCACCTCTCGGGCTGTAATCTCCCAGCCCACCTCGCCAATCAAAGCCATTTCAAGCCCTGAGTTGTCGGCGGCGGCCTTAATTGCTACGCCAGTCATTCAGCCTATAGCGATCTTGCTACAGGCTATGAATCCCCTTCCGTACCCATTCCCGGCAGAGCAGCCGCTGTCGTCCCATTCTGTTGCTCAGGCAGGCCCAGCCTTCTCCGCAACGCCACCTCGTACGCAATCTGCGCCCAAGTGCTCTCCAGATCAGTTCCATAAAGCTCTGCCATCTGGTCAGAGGTTGACTGCAGTCCCATTTCCTGCGCATCCTTATACGCTTTCATCTCCTTCGCGGGATCTACCCAGCTCCATGTGCGGGCCTGCCAGCGTGGGGACGTGTAAAGCTCTGGCTCGTTCCAATAGTTGCCAAATAACTCAACAGGCAAAACGCCAGCCATTACGGCAGCATCAACCCATTCTTCAAACACTCGCTGGTGGAATTGCTGGATAAACAAAGACTGCATAACCCGATACCAATCCCGAACCTCCAGCTTCTCTTCACGCATGGAGCTGTAATTAGCATCACTGTGATCGCCGCTGATTGCTGAGTAGCTGCTGGTAATGCCAGTCGAAAACCGGCGCAGCATTGTCTTTAGTACAATCTCAAACTGGTTATCATCAGGGCCAAATTGCGGCGGATACGGCTGCTCCCCAGGATTCAGCTCAACCCATTGCCCCGGTGAGCTGCGAGACAGTATCTCCCCAGTGCTTGGGTCTTGCTCATCCGCCAAACCTGAAGATGCCCCTTCATTGGGATCCTCTTCCTTCTTGCCGACAAACCCAAGAATGTTGTTGACAATCCGCTTCCGGGTCCAGTGGGACTTTTCATATTCGTTGATATTGTGAATCGTCGTCAGAACTGGCGCTAGGTGGGGGATTTCACGGAGCTGCCCGATTTCATCGGGAATGAAAACATGAATCAAATCCCTTGCGTCTACAAAATAATGCTTAGGCTCATTGCTCAGTGGATCGCCTGGGTCGCTATTGCCCGGGTGCCGCCGCAATACCGCATACCGCGTAACACGTCCGCCACGACGATCATCGGTCTCAACACCAAGTCGCCAAAAATGGCCAGGCCGATCTGACATGCCATTGTAATCTTCATCAAGCTGATCAACGCTCAATAACTCGAAGCAAAGCTGTTCACGTCTAGGATTATTATTGGCAGATGATCGAATAATTCGAACCATTGCGCCACCGTGCGTTTGAAACGCACCAGCAATCATCAGCTCAAACTGATGAAACGAATATCGCCCGGCAAGATCAAACGTATCAGGCTTGCAAAACTGCTTCCACTTCGCTTCCAGAACTTGATTCCTGACATCATCACGCTCTAGCGCAGTCTGCGCCAGAATCATTCGATCAAGCGCTGCATCCAATGCTCGCCCTTGCTCACCCCTCGCCAGCAGCCGTGCAATCTCCATTGATACCTCAGCCCGCGCCCTGCCCGCTTGTCGATCGCTCCGGCCACCAAGCGGGATCTGACCACGCATCTGCACACCTCGGGCGCCAATCACATTGATCTGCATGCTCCGCACTGCACGCCGGGCATACGGATTCAACAGCGCCTGATAACGACACTTAGACCTAATCCCTTTCAATCCACCCCGCAGCATCGCCTGAGGATCGACAAACACTCCAGGCATGTCGCCCAACAGTCTTCCCCCAAGGTGGCCTGCTAGCCCTTGCTGCGCCCGCGCTTTTCGTGCTCGCGGGCCAGGGCCAGACTCCCAAACCCTGCGAGCAAAACCCTTCGCTCTGCCAATCAAACTCATGGCTCAAACCTCACAAGGATTCTGCGGCTAGATGCCACACCCTGAGCCAACGCCTCAGCACGCCGCGCAGCCGCAACCCTGCTAATCAAGTCGTCGCGCTCCTTTCGTAATTCAGCTAGATCCGCACGTCGCACCTTTCGACCGCCAGATCCCAATGCACCAACCTGATACTCCTGCGCACCGCTTACCAGTGCCCTGATCGCTTCCTTAATCGCATCCAGATCAATCTCATCTTGGCTGCGATCATCAAATGCTCCAGGCGTGCCGCTAAACGCCAAACTGCGGCGCACCGTCAGACCGCCACGCCTTACCGTGTGAGACGCTCCGTCGATCGTTGCCACCACCTGCAGCGCCCAATCACCTGCAGCCATTGCAGAGGTGACCTGCGCTGTTAGCTCAATCATCCAACCATCTGCTGTATTCACTCCAACCGCCTGAGCGCCAGCCCCAGCTGCCTTTCCTCGCAGCCAAACAGTCACCCCCTGCGCACCAACTGGCACGTCAGGTTCAACCCATCTAATCCGGTCTCCCTGGTATAGCTCCTTGGGATTCATCGGCTCACGACTGCAAATCAAATACTCGGCGTCGTGGGCGCCGCTTCCCTCCCAAGCCTACCGATGACAACCGCTGCGCCTCAATCAACCGCTCCAGCTGGTCCCACATCGTCGCCCGTGAATACCGCCGCGCCACCAACTGCAGCGCTGCATACGCCATCCTCGTACAGTCCCCCGCCTCATCCCTGCTACCGGTCGGCTTGTCCCATTTGTACTCTCGCTTGCCGGCACCCTTCTTTGGCATCTTCTTCCACGGGAACAGCTCTGCCAAAAACTGATCCGTAGCAGCCTCACCAAAATGCAAATATCCCGGCCCAGGTTTCTCCTGCCGTAATCTCCCCTGCAGATGCTGAATACTTGTCTCATATCCCACCGGATACATCAGCACACCTTTCTTAATCACACTCTGATTCTTCCTGTTGATATTCACCGGCACTCCCTTACCGATCAGCGGTTTACCCTTGCTCTCTGAACCCTTCATCGGCACCCATCTGCCCACCCTGGTGCGGCACCAGTCCCGTACTTCATGCGTCGCATATCCACCATCATCAATACCACCTAACGCAATCTGCAGCTCTGCCCCATCCTCACGCTTCCATTTCGTCTCCAGCACTGCATCCAACTGATTCAACGTCTCAACCTGCTGTGGGTCGCCATCGATCTCAAAATGCCCCACATGCCAACCTTCCTCTCCCCTCCCCCATCCCCATATCGTCACCACCAGCCGCTCAGCCATCGCACCACCGCCGCCCTGTACGTCAACGCCAGCGGTCAACACCAACACACCATTCGGCACCACGTCCGCTGGATACCCATTCCCAACTCCTGCATCCTGCCGCCGCTGAGACAATCCCTCCACATTCAACTTCCCGGTAATCGTGTCCTCCCATGGCACGCCCAACACCGTATTGTGAAACGTCTGCATCGAATCCGTATCACCCTTCCGCATCATCTCCAGCGCTTCTTGGTACTCACTCACCAGATTTCCCCACTCCGCTCCAGCGTGGTAGCTATACGCTGCCCAGATATGCCTACTCCTTACCCTCGGATAACCATCCTTCAATATCTGCTGGCTACGGTCCAGCCCCAGCGGACATGCCCACCCGCCATGCTCATCCATCCATCGCAACCTGGCATATCCAATCAACTCATGGCAGTTCTCACATTCATACTTCCCCGCATCCTCGCCTTCCTTTCGCATCTGCTCCCACCTCAGCACCTGATACTCGCCACAATGCGGACATGGCAGATACCGATACTGCTGATCACCTTTCTTAAACCACTGGTGTGTTTTATCGTCAGGATAAATTGGCGTCCCGCCAATGATCGTCTTCCGGTTCCAGGTGGTGGCAGATCGATTCATCCCCAGCTTGATCTGATCACCTTCGTCGATCGCGTCATACGCTGACGGTTCCTCAAATATCACTACCGTCCGCTCCTTACGCCGAAACCCCTTGCCACTAGCAGCGCTTACAATATCGATCAATCCACCATTCGTCAGCTTCTTAAGTAAAATAGTATTCGTCGCCGTTCCCCTAGCCTTCGACTCGGCCAGTAACCCCTGCAAACTTGGCGAATCCCTGAACAGATCCGATATATCTTCCTTGCTATACTCCTCCGCATCGTTCTGCACCGGCTGCACAATCATTATCTTGCTCGGCTTCCAATGCGAGTAATACTGCACCGCACCGATCTTTACGCACTCAGACCAGCCCACACGAGCTGACTTCATGCAAACCTCTACCTCAACATACGGACTGGTAAATCCATAAAACCAGTCACGCTGATACGGCCTAGTCGTCCATTTACCCTTGCTGGCCGCATTACCCGTAACATGCCCATACGTGTCCGCATACTCCACTCCGCTTAGCATCGGCCTCGGCCTGAAGCATTTCGCCAAACTCCGAGCCATACTCACCCGATCACGGCTGATCATCCCGCTACCTCCCCTTCCGTAAACTCCCAGTCCGCTACGTTCTGCAGAAACTGATTCACCAGCTTCGTTATAATATCCTGCTCTTCTACCGTAAGATGCGGGATCTGGTTCTTAATCTGCTGCGGCAAACTCAACGCCTGATCCTGCAACGTCAGCGCCACCGCCTTCTGCGCTTGCTCTACATCATCCCGATACACCAGCTTCCCCTCCAGCAGCTCGCGCTCTACCTGCAGCTTCAGTTTCTTTTCGTACTCAGTCCAGGCGCGTTCTGTGTTGAAGTCTGGTGTGTCGCCATCAGCATCAGCAGGGCGCTTCTCTGACTGAGCTGCATCACTTCTGACGGCCATCCGTTCCTTCGCTGGCCGCAACGGCTTCTGCGCTGCTTCCACAGGCGCTTTTCGGCTGCCATGCTTGCTCTTCGTCTTCGGCACCTTCGCCCACGCATCATGCAGACCCTCCCGCCGCACATGCCGCACACCATTCACCAGCACCTCGTCGAGAAACCCGTTCTCGATCGCCCGGTAAACCTGATTCCTACTCGTCAGCCCCAGCACTGCCGCAGCATCACGAATAGTCAGCAGCTCAGTTCCCGCCACGTGTCACATTCGCTTGTCACAATCTATCTGTGACAGAATCTATGTGACAGGCCGGTTTTGCTCCGGCGCTGGGGTGGGGGAAATAGTGCCTTGCCGCATTCGCCAGTCACATAACGGCGGCATGTTCTCAATAGAGAAAGCGTGCGGCGGAACG